GCGGTGGGCACTCCTCGGCGCTCGTGGCAATCGAGGTTGTGAGGCGCTACGGGCGCAACGGCGTGGTGCTCCTCAATCACGACATCCACGAGCGCAGCGAAGACGCCGACGTGAAGCGCTTCAAGCGAGACGTGGCCGCGTACCTGGGACTCCCGATCACGTACGCGAATCATCCTCAGTGGGATTCGATGGACCAATTCGACGTGGTGCGGAAGGCTCGCGCGTTCAAGGTCCGCAACGGCGCCGAACTCTGCACCTCGCGGTTGAAGACGGAGCCCTTCATGCGATGGCTCGCGGCGAACGCGCCGCCCGGTTCCGCGACGGCCTACTATGGTTTTGATGCAAACGAACCGCATCGCATCCAGCGCCGCGCTGGGATCATGGCTGCGCACGGCTACGAGACGGCGTACCCGCTCGCGACGTGGCCGCGTACGATCACCTCGACGCGCGAAGTAGGCATCGACCCGCCGCTCGGGTACTCGACCTTCAAGCACGCTAACTGCGTCGGATGTCTCAAGGCCGGATGGCAGCACTGGTTCGCGGTGTACGCCACGCGGCCCGACGTGTGGCGGCGTGCGAAAGACGCCGAGGATGACATCGGGTACACGATCCACAAGGACGTGTCGCTTGAGGAGCGCGAAGCGGAGTTCGCGTCGATGGTCGCCGCGGGCGTGACTCCGACGGAGCACGTACCCGCGCCGACGTTCTGGAGCGAGGCGCGAAAGCGCGTTCGGTCGTTGCCAGTGCTCGCCGAAGAGGGCCGCGCCGCGATCCCCTGCGAGTGCGTGTTCCGCAAGCCACCGCGTCGCCTCGTGGACCTCACGCCGTGTACCTGCGGCGCCGGTCCACGCGAAGGCCACGCGCTCCACTGCGCCCGCGTGATGGGCGATGATCCTCGCCGCGAGGCTGCGTGACGTCGCCGCGAGCACACACCCGCGGCGACGTCTGCCGTGTTCTCAGAGCATCGTGACGGCGCCGTTGGGCGCGATCCATCCGATCGCGGGGCCGTCGTGCGTGCCGTCGGTCGGCGCGGTGCTGTGCACGTCGGCGCCGATGCTGGACTCGCGGCAGCACTCCGACGCGAGCGCGAGCGTGGAGCACGCCTCCGCGCCGTCGTGGTAGAGGATCGTGTAGAGCGTCTCGGCGTTGGGCGTGGTGTTCGTCGTGGTCATGGTCGTCTCCCTGTCGGTCACTTGGAAGCCTTGGCGAGCGCGCGGGCGGCGGCCTTGAGCGCCTTCTCCGCGGCGAACGCTGCGTTGAGCGAACCCGTCCCCGCCGCGAGTGCGTCGTGCGCGGCCACGTTCGCCTTCTCGGCGTTGCGGAGCGTGATGCGAAGGGCGACGAGGTTCACGGTGCGTTCGCTTTCTGTCGGGGTCGTTGCCCTGACAACACGTAACCTAGGACCTCTCGCTCACGGCGTCAACGATTATTCTTCGACGCTCACAACGATTCTCTCAACTGCCTTCTGCATAGGTGTTTCGTGCCGTACCTCTCCCACGTCCTCCTCCTCGCCGTCGCCCGCCCCTCCGAGGTGCGTCGCACCCGCTGCGCTTGCGGCCTCGTTCGCCGCGTGACGCTCACCGCGAGCGGCGGCTACGTCTCCGAGGACAGCGACGACGGCCAGACGTGGCGAGCGCCGCGCTACGGCGAAGACTGCGCGCGCCGCGTAACACCCGACGACTGAGCCGCGTATCGTCGCTCGATGCCACGCCCCTCGCTCGACACACCCCGCGGCGCCATCGGCCCGCGCTACCTCTCCCCCGCCCTCGTCGCCCCGCCGCAGACCGCGCGCGTGTTCCTGCGCGCCGCGCCTCGCACGCCGCGCGACCTCGCGTACATCGCCGCGGAGCTCGCCACCGGGTTCCGCCCCGGCGACGCAGACGACCCGCGCATGGTCGCCGCCGTCGCTGCGATCCGTCGCGAGGCCCTCGCCGCCGCGCCCGCGCTGCGAGCGACGATGGACAACGCCCTCGTGGCCGCGTGCGTGGACAACGCTGTCGCACTGCAACGCGCGATCGTCGCCGCGCCCGAGAGCGAGCGTGCGTGCCTCGGCGTCGCCGTCGTGCGCGCGCTGCTCGACGACGCGCCCGACCGCTGCGTCGACCTCGACCGCGCCGTGCGGGATGCTGCGCGCGTGCACCTCCACGCCGTCACCGCGGAGCACGCTGCGACGGCTGCGCGCATGGTCGCCGTGGTGCTCGCGTGATCGCGGCGCTCTACGTTCAGAGCGACGGCGCGTACTTCGGCATCGACAACGTCGACCCGTGGGACGAGAAGCGCGACGCGCGTCTGTACGACGGGCCGCACTCCGTTGTCGCGCACCCGCCGTGCGAGCGATGGGGGCGCTACGCACGCGGTGGCCCCAACCCTCTCGCGCGTCGTCGTGAGCTTGGCGACGACGGAGGATGTTTCGCGGCTGCACTCGCCGCCGTTCGTCGCTTCGGTGGCGTGATGGAGCATCCCGAAGCCTCGCACGCGTGGCGCGCGCACGGGCTGATCGCGCCGCCGCGGTCGGGCGGATGGGTGACGGCTGGCGACTGGATCGGGTGGACGTGCTGCGTGGAGCAAGGCCACTACGGCCACGAGGCACGGAAACCAACATGGCTCTACGCTGCGCACGTCGACCTTCCTTCGCTTCGATGGGGCGCGTGCAAGGGGAAGAAGCGACTTGAAGAGGGGTGGCGGTCTACCGAAGCGAGACGCGAGGCGCGCGCCGCTGGTATCGGACCAACGCCGCGGCTTGCTGAAAAGGCACGCGCTGCAACGCCCCCCCCCGTTTCGCGACCTACTCATCGCCATCGCTCGAAGCGCACGGAGACCAACATGACCCCCGACCTCGCCGCCGACCTCCACGCCGCGCAGGCGCACGAGACGATCGCGCTCGACCTCCTCGTCGCCCACGGGATGCCGCGCGACTGCGACGACGTGGCCGCGTGGGTCGCCGCGGAGAGCACCGCCGCGAAGGCCGCTCACGCCGCATCGCAGGGCACGCGGCACGCCGACGTCGCCGCGATGCTGTGGCGCAACGTTGAGGCCGTCGAGGCGGCGTTCGCGCTGTGGTCGCGAGCGCGCAGGGTGATCGAGCGGTGCGGGCGTGCGGAGGCGAGGCGCGATGCTGTAACGCCGACGACCGACGCAGCGTAGTAGCGATCGAAGGGACGAACGATGGAGTACGACGACTTTCTGCGGCGCAAGTCGCAGGCGAATGACGGGTGCGGCTTCGAGCCGACGGTGATGCTGGAGTCGATGTTCGACTACCAGCGCGCGATGACGGAGTGGGCGGTGCGTCAGGGTCGCGCGTCGCTCCTCGAAGACTGCGGACTCGGGAAGACGCTTCAACAACTCGTGTGGGCGCAGAACGTCGTCGAGCACACGAACCGCCCCGTGCTCGTACTGACGCCCATCGCGGTTGGCGCGCAGACCGTCGCCGAAGCGCACAAGTTCGGACTCCACGCGCACCGCACCTCGGGCGAAGTGACGAAGGGAATCCACGTCACGAACTACGAGAAGCTCCACCACTTCAGCCCTCGCGACTTCGCGGGTGTCGTGTGCGACGAGAGCAGCATTCTCAAGAACTTCGACGGCACCACGAAGGCCGCGGTGACGGAGTTCATGCGCGAGATGCCCTATCGTCTCCTCTGCACCGCGACGCCTGCGCCGAATGACTTCGTGGAACTCGGCACGTCGTCGGAAGCGCTCGGGTATCTCGGCCACATGGATATGCTGAATCGCTTCTTCAAGAACGATCTCGGCAACTCGACTGCGAACGGGCGCGCGTGGGGCGGACAGAGTGGAGGCAAGCCGGGGTGGCGCTTCAAGGGACACGCGGAGGTTCCGTTCTGGCGATGGGTCGCGTCGTGGGCGCGCGCGATGCGCAAGCCTTCTGACCTCGGGTTCAGCGATGAAGGCTTCGCGCTCCCTCCGCTCATCGAGCGATCGAACATCGTCAAGAGCATCAAGCCTCGTGACGGGTTCCTCTTCGCGATGGCCGCTCACGGTCTCACGGAGCAACGCGAGGAGCGCCGACGCACCATCGCGGAACGGTGCGCGCGCGTCGCTGACATCGTGAACGCCACGACTGATCCGGCCGTGTGCTGGTGTCACCTCAACGACGAGGGCGACGAGATGGAGCGCCTCATCAACGGTGCCGTTCAGGTCTCGGGGTCCGACACCGACGAGGAGAAGGAGCGCAAGTTCAACGCCTTCCAAGACGGGTCGACGCGCGTTCTGGTCATCAAGCCTGTCATTGGCGCGTGGGGGCTCAACTGGCAGCACTGCGCGCATCAAACGATGTTCGCGGGCTACAGTTTCGAGCAGGCGTATCAGGGCATCCGTCGCTCGTGGCGCTTCGGTCAGAAGCGTCCGGTCATCATCGACAACGTGATCTCAGACGGCGAAGCGGAAGTGCTCGCCGCAAGGCAGTTCAAGGCCGCGCAAGCGGAGAAGATGTTCGCGTCGCTCGTCGCACATATGCGCGACGGAATGAGCATCGGACGCGGGGCGTACGGGGACAAGAAAGAGATCGTGCCTTCGTGGCTGTAGCAACGGGCGCGCATCAAGGGAGACGACAATGACGGTCATCGATCAACTCATCAGCGACAACTTCGCCATCTACAACGCCGACTCGTGCGAGGTGCTTCCGACGCTCCCCGACAACCGCATCGGGTTCAGCATCTACTCGCCGCCCTTCGCGCAGGAGAGCGGCGGCGCGCTCTACCACTACTCGTCGTCGCCGCGTGACCTCTCGAACGCACGCACCTTCGCCGAGTTCCTCACGCACTACGCGTTCATCGTGCGCGAACTCCACCGCGCGACGATGCCCGGTCGCATGACCGCCGTTCACTGCACCGACGTGCCGACGGGCAACACCGGGTGCGATCACCTCTTCGACCTCCCCGGCGAGATCATTCGCCTCCACGAGTCGCTCGGGTTCAAGTATGCCGCGCGCTACTGCATCTGGAAGGAGCCTCTCGCGGTGCGCAACCGCACGCTCGCGAAGAACCTCGCGCACAAGACCATCGTCGTCGACTCGTCGGAGTGCAGCAACGCGAGCGCGGACTATCTCCTGCTGTTCCGCAAGGGCGGCGACAACCCCGTGACCATCGCACACCCGACGGGGCTCCACGAGTACGCGGGCGAGCGCGAGATCCCCGCCGAACTCCACCGCTTCAAGGGGTGGAAGGGGAAGCAGACGGAGAACCGCTTCTCGCACTGGATCTGGAGGCAGTACGCCTCTTCGTTCTGGGATGATATCCGACTCGACAACGTGCTCCCGTTCAAGGAGGCGCGCGACTCCGAAGACGAGAAGCACGTCCACCCGCTGCAACTCGACGTGATCGAGCGCGCGCTCCAACTGTGGACGAACCCCGGCGACACGGTGGTGACGCCGTTCATGGGCGTCGGTTCCGAGGTGTTCGGCGCCGTGCGCGCGGGCCGTCGTGGCATCGGCATCGAACTCAAGTCTTCGTACTACCGGCAGGCCGTGAAGAACGTGTCGAGCGTGTCCGCGTCGCTCGGCGTCGAAGACCGACAAGTCGCGTTCAACTTCGGCAACGCGCCCGCGGTGAAGGCCCTCGACGAGATCGAGGAGACCGACGCCCCCGCATCCGTCCCGCCTCCCGCCGTCGAAGCGACGCCCGCTCCAGCCGCCCCGAAGCGCAAGCGCGCCGCGAAGACCCCCGCCGCCGACGCGTGACCCGCCCCCGCCGCATCCTCCTCTGCGTCGTCGCCACGCACCTCGACGGCCTCACCCGCGCCGACACCGTGCTCCGCGCGTGGTGGTTGGGCGAGCGACTCACCCGCGTCGTCCTGCGCCACGCAGGCGCCCGCTACGTGCTCGCCGTGACCCGCGTCGCGTCGGGCGACTTCGCGGGGCTGCGAGTGCTCCACCTCGGCGCGACGTTCGCCGCCCCTCCCCGCTGACGACCGAACGCGCGGGTGCGCGTTCGCGCTGCGCACCTCGCGACGATTGCAGTTGACAACGGGCGACGGGCGTAACGCGCGCGGTTGAGTGCGCGTATTCCTTGCGACGCTGATACCTCTGTGATACGCATAGGCCAACCCTCACACCG